CATCCTGCCAAGTATGCCGAGCTGGACAGACATGGCGTTGCCCGTGCCGCGCGCAAGCATCCTACGCAGGCGGGTCATCAGCGGATCGGTTTTCGGCGCGAATTTAGCCATTGCTATGCGTTGCCTCCGCAGGTTTGATGGTGTATAATTAAAGCCAAGGAGGAGTTATGGCTGAAGAATTTGTACTTTCTGACGAAGAATACGCGGCGCTGGAAGCCGAAGGCGAACGGGAAGATGCCGAGCTTGAGGAGTTCTATAAGCAACATCCGGAATACCTTGAACGTCTGGATCGCTTTTGCGCACATGCGAGCGATTTTTTGACGAAAGGACATTAGGATCATTTTTGATCCTCCAATGTATGAATCGCATTTAGAGCCACTGCGTCTGGAACAACTTCCATAATCATCTTTCGGTTGTCGCCGGAATCGTCAATGTCGATTACCCGCAGTCGCGTTCCGCGATTGAACAAAATCTCCTGCTCCCAAGGCGCTGCACTAATTGATTTAATGCTGATTGCCTTGGTTCCTTCGGGAACGCGGATTTCCATGATAGTTCCGCCCGGTTCGCCGCCCTTGTACGACTTTAGCGAGATTACCCGGCTTGTGGATGTTGAGACAAACGCAGGATCGGCAATTACATCGCCCAGCTTCAATGTGTGATAAAAACTTTTGGCATCTTCGCCGACGCCACGATAAACAGTAATCGGCTTGGTGATTGCCGCTCGCGCAAACGCGCCGTCCATTGCGGCAAGAATAGCCTTATCAGCATCGCCACCCAAGCGTAAAGCATTATTAATGCTTTCGGCGTCTTTCCTTTCGCTGTAAAGCCGAAAAGCCTTTTTTTCAACATCGGAAAGTTTGTTGACGGTTGCCACATCATGCGCGAGGCTACGTATTGCCGTATTCTTTCTTGATTTGATACTTGGCGTCGCATCCATCACGGAAATCACATGCCACGGTCGTCCGGCGTTTTTCGCTGAATCATGTTGTGGTTCCTGCGCAGATTCCACGCGCCCCCACGCGCCCTTTGAACCTATTTGAGGGGCGCTGGGTTTTGCCGTCTTCGGTTTGCTGGACGCGGCCTTTCCTGCGCCGCCGCCAGCTTTTCCGTCATATTTGCCATCTCCGTTGTCATGCGACATACCTTTGGCGTCGATTATATTCAAAGCCCGTAGAGCGCGGTCGTCGTAGTCGTCATCATCGTCTTTCGATCTGACTTTGAACTGAACCGGCCCCTGCTTTTTGGTCATTGAGCCGTCAACATCGTCGCCGCTGAGCAGCTTTTCCATGAGCGCCCGATCTTCCTGCGCCGCCGAATTGTCGTACTGAATGTCGTCGGGAATGATTCCATGATTCTGCAAAAGCTTGAAACCCGTTTCGCGCGTTACGATCTGCGATTCCACCATCTGCATGATGTACTGGACGCGGGTTGCTTCCGTCTGGGCGATTTCCGATTCCGGCCTGTTCCAAAGCGGTTCAAACTTAATGTCCGCCACTTCCGGGAATCCGCACATCTCATAAATCTTCAGCAGCGTGGATACGATGGTCTTTTTTCGATACGCTTCGACGGCATTGTAGTAATTCTCAAGGTCTGATTCGCCGGTCGCGTTCAGACCGCCGGGAGCCTGTCCGAGAAACCGCGTGGCGGGAATATCCGACGCGGCGGAAAGTATCTGCAAAAAGCTCATAACGAGTTCCGGCACGCTGCCGAAAGAACTGTTGTGCGATTGAAACGTAACGGCGTCCGCGTCTATTACCGCGCCGCGATACATGTTGAGGCTGTCAAGTATCTCGTCTATTCCGCCGGTGGGGTCTTCGTTCATCGCGAAACGCTGGCGCAGGTTCTTCACGCCGGCAATCAAACAAGAGGCAAGGTTTACGAGATGGTACGCGCCCTCCTGCGTTCCGAAGGATTTCAGCAGGACGTTTAAGAACGGGAAAACAATCGACAGCCCGAACGGATAGTTGCGGGTCATAAGCCCGCCCATGCTGATATAAGAATGCTGTACGTCAATCATGCGCGCAGCGAAGCCCGGGACAAAAACGAATGGCTCCGTCTGCTTCACGCCGTCGATTATGATTTCATCAATCCACTTCGCGTCGTACAGGGGTTGTACCCGCGATTGATCCACAACCTCAAGCATCACGCTGCCGTTGTCTTCGTCTTTGACCTTCCGAATAAGGGAGCCGCCGAAGAGCCGCGCCTGCTGGAGCATGAGGGATACTTTGTTTTCGAGATTGACGGCTCGGCTGAACTTCCATGACCGACTCTGTACCGGCAACGGGTTCCCGTCCCGATCCAGGCATTCCCATCCGCCGCGTAGCGCGTCATCGACATAAATATCGACGATTTTACGCACTTCCCACGATCCGACATAAAGCCGGTAAAGTATGTCGTAAACATACATCGGGTGCATGTTGAGCAGGATATTGTCAATTGTATATGGGAGCTTATCTTGATTACTCCGGCGGGAGCCGCCTTTGCGGAGATCGGAATAGGCATTTTCGCGCGTTTCGACTACGCGCGGTTTCAGCTTTTTGAAATAAGTATTCAGCCTGTTAAATATGCCCATTACTCAAACTCCTATAGGCATATTGAGTTACATAAATATTTATTGATTTTTTATGAAAATAAATATTCATATAACCCTTCCTCCCCAATATAGCCATAAAGAACAGGCCATTGTGACGGTGTCTACGAAGTCGTCATGTTCGTGCGACATATCGTTTCGGAAGTAATGAAATTCGTCGAACATCTCACGCGGCGTTTGGGTTGTGAATACGCATTTCCCCGAATAGAGCATCGGGAGCGAATGCTGAACCCGTCCCTGTTTTGATTCCGGGAATCTGAATTCCGACGGCCGCCAGGGGTATACGCGCATCTCGTCGCGAAGCGTTTGATAAAGCGAAGTTCCGGAAACCCTATCTTCCACGTAAATTTCACATCTGCCGCGCGAAGATTTATGGAACTCGTTATAAACCTGCCGGGTATTGTCAAGCAACTGCGGGAAATCCCACCGTCCAAAGACGGAGCCAAGGTGGTATAAGCCCTGTTCATTTGCCCGCCACTTGCTTATAACGGATCGGTCGGCGTATTCCTTGGTGGACATTGCGCTGTCGATTGTTATAAATGATCTTCCCGTGATCCGGCTTAAATCGCCGTCAAATCGGCTTAATCTGGAAACATCTATGACCTGCGAAGCGTCGCTGTCCGGCTTCTGCTGATACTGCGCGTAATAGACGGAAGGAGCGGTTTCCTTCAGCCGCATCAGCTCTTTCCGGCTGGTCGTAACGGGATTGAGCACTTCACCGGTGATTTCATCCAGCGCGGGGAAGCTGTGGATGTGCCATTCGTCCGGCTCGTTTTTCTCAATCCACCCGACAAGATCATCCAAATGGAGCCGCTGCATAATCAGGATGAAAGGCGTTTCGATGGAGTTCCGGCGGCTTGTGAGAGTGTGCAAATAAAAGTTTATGCAGTGTTGGCGCATCACCCTGGAAAAGGCATCATCGGCTTTCAGCGGATCATCGATGATGACCGCCCCGCCGAAATGCCGCCTGGTTTTGCCCGCGCCAAAACTGGTTATTGTGCCGCTCAGTCCGGCTGCGTATATAGCCCCGCCCGTCGTCGTTCGGAAATAATGTTGCGCGTCGCGTTCCTCTTTCGATATTTGAACATGCGGATACGTCTTTGCGTACCATTCGGAATCCAGTATCTGGCGCACCTGCACCGCGTTGTTGACGGCAATCTCTTCCGTCGCGGATGTCAGGATGAATTCACAATCGTCCGAAATTTCAGCGAAGCACCACGCCGGAAGCGCCTGTGAAACAAAAGTGGTCTTGTAATGGCGCGGCGGGATGGTAATGGCGAGATTCCGTTTGCCGTCCGGTAGATTCCCCGTCACGCAGTCTTCAAGCACCCGGCACAGGTCGTGCATGTAGGGCATTTCAATAAACGTCTGCTTCGTCTCGCCCCTGTGCCTGTCCACGAAATCAAAAAGGTCGTGTAGCATTACGCGCCCCCTTACGACCGTGCGTTGCGATCCGCCCGAATGCGAGCCAGGGATTCCACGGCTTGCTTAACCCGATCTTCAGGTGAAATCGTTACTTGGCTTTCCGTTTTGAGGTCAACCTTGTCGCTTTGGCCAAGATGCTGCTTGCCCAGCCAGATAAGCATCGCGACATTGCCTTTTTCAACGCCCGCGCTGTATTGCGCGCGGTGAATATCTACACAGGCTTTTGAGTGTCCGCGTTTCCAGGCGGCGTGAAGTTCAGGATTACAACGCAGTGTATCGTCTGAGATTCCAAGAGTTTTGGCTATGGCAATTTGAGACACTCCGAAACCCGCGAGCGTCTCCACTGTCTCTTCCGGGGATAAATCGGAAAGGAGTTTTTCGGGTCTCCCCCCCTTTTTTATAGCGCCCGCATAATTGCCGCCTGCCTTTTCCACTTTCATGCCCTAAACAGTCAGGCATGCAGGCTTGCAATACAATGACTTATCCGGGTTCTGGCAAAGAAACAGTTGCTATATCCGCTATAT